GGAGCTAACATAGCTAAAGCTGCTGGTTACACAATTACAACTGGTCTTTATGTAAATGATGCTAGAAATACTAGTGATTTTTCTGTGGCTAATTTTTTCCATTTTACAGTTGATACAGATACTGCTACAAAGGGAGGAGTAAAAGGAGGAGGTGACGGCTGTTCAGTTGGACCAGTCACACTATCAGCATAATGGCAGGAATTAGTTACGACACTTTAGTTACACAAATTAGAAACTACACAGAAGTAGATTCAAATGTTTTATCTACAGATCAATTAGAAAATATTATTTTAAACGCACAATATAGAATTATGCGTGATGTTCCTATTGATGCAGATAGACAACAACAAGTTGCTAATTTTGTTGCTGGCCAAGAATCAATAAATGTCCCAGCTGGAGCTCTTTTTATAAGAGGAGTTCAAGTTTATGATACGGCAGGATCAGAACTCACTGGAGCCAACAGATGGTTAGAAAAAAAAGATTTTACATATTTACAAGAGTATCAAGATGTTACGGGCACAGCAGCTGCCCAAGGTAAACCTAAATATTATGCCATGTATGGTGGAGCGACAGGAGACGGTGAAACTAATTCTGGAAGAATTATAGTTGCCCCTGTACCTAACACTACTTATAGATATAAAGTGCATTTTAATAAAATGCCAGCTACCTTAGAATCTGGCAATCAAACTAACTATATTAGCGTAAATTTCCCAAATGGCTTATTATATTGCTGTCTGGCAGAGACTTATGGCTTTTTAAAAGGCCCAGCAGATATGTTGACATTATACGAGCAAAAGTATAGAACAGAAATACAGAAGTTTGCTAACGAGCAAGTTGGAAGACGAAGAAGAGACGACTACACTGATGGCACTGTTCGAATACCAATAAACTCAGCAAACCCATAATAGGAGATAAACATGGCAATTACATCGGCAATATGTTCAACTTTTAAAAGAGACCTGTTAAAAGGAAAACACGATTTTCAATCATCTGGTGGACATACTTTTAAAATAGCTTTATTTACTAGTTCAGCATCTTTAGGTGCATCCACTGAAGACTACTCTACTTCTAATGAAATAACTAATTCATCAGGAACTGCTTACACAGCTGGCGGTGCCACTCTAACAAATTCTGGAGTTTCTTTATCTTCAACAACAGCATTTACAGATTTTTCTGATGTATCATTTACATCAGCTTCTTTTACAGCTAACGGTGCATTAATTTACAATACGACAACAGACGGTGGTTCAAGCACAACTGACGCTGTTGCGGTGATTGCATTTGGTGCTGATAAAACTGTAAGTAGTGGAACTTTCACTATTCAATTTCCTACAGCAGACGCTTCTAACGCGATCATAAGACTAGCATAAGGAGGCCTTCCTTATGGCATCAACCTGGGGCAATAACACTTGGGGAGCCAATACATGGCAATCTGAAGTAGTAGCTGTTTCTTTAACAGGTCTTTCTATAACCTCTGAATTAGGAGATGAATCAGCTTTTAACGTTGAAGGTTGGGGAAGACAAACTTGGGGTAACTCTGGATGGGGAGTTGAATACTCTGTTGAACCATCTGGTCAATCAATAACATCTTCAGTTGGAAGTGTTACAGCTTCACAAATAATACCTGTAGATGTTACAATGCCTCAACAAATAGATGCACTACAAGGAAGTGCAACAGCTGATGCAGAAACCATAGTTTCTCCAACAGGATTCTCTATAACTTCCTCTCTTGGAAATGCTGACGGATTTAACTTTGCTGGTTGGGGTAGACAAGCATGGGGTAATTCAGGATGGGGTGTCGCTTACACTGTAGAGGTTGGTGGAATATCTATATCATCATCTTTAGGAACTGTTGATGCAGGCGATATTCAGCAAGTAGAATTAACAGGTCAATCTATAACTTCATCACTTGGAGAAATTTCTCCAGCAGATGTAATTGGTATATCTTCACCTGGTGAAATAACATCGACTTTAGGTGAGATAACAAGTGTTGGAACCTTAGTTGGTTGGGGTAGAAATGGATGGGGTGAAGAACCTTATGGTTCATCTGTAAATAACCTAGTAACTCCTACAGGTGTAAGTTCTAGCTTTAGTGTTGGATCAATAAGTCCTGCAGATGTTATGGGGCTAACTGGTCAAGAGGCTACACCTAGCGTTGGTTCTATAGCTCCTGCAGATGTAATGGGACTAACTGGTCAAGAATCTACATTTAGTGTTGGTTCTTTAACAGCTGCTGATGTAGTAGGAATATCAGGACAATCTATAACGTCATCCGTTGGATCTTTTGCTACAATATCAGATCAAATTGTAGGTTTAGGATCTCAATCTATTTCATCTTCTTTAGGGTCTACCGTAGTGACATCTAATCCTATAGTTATACCCACAGGTATATCTTCTACAATGTCGGTGGGATCAATATCGCCTGCAGATGTTATAGGAGTATCAGGACAATCTATATCCTCTGCTGTAGGATCAATAACTCCCGCTGATATAATAGGTTTAGAGGGTCTCTCTAGCACTTTAAGACTAGGAAATATAACAACAATTCCTATTTACGGAAATGTTGACACCGGCTCAAATAATACTTATAGTACACCATCAACTGGATCGAATAATAGTTATTCTACTCCAAGCACAGGATCGAATGCTTCTTATAGCAACGTTTCCAATGGATCGGATGATAGTTATTCTGATGTTGCAACTGGATCTAATACAAGTTATAGTGACGTCGCATAGGAGAAAAATATGGCATCAACATACACCCCTTTGGGTATAGAAAAACAAGCAACAGGTGAAAACGCCGGTACTTGGGGTACGAAGACTAATACTAACTTAGAAATTATTGAACAATTAGCTGGTGGAACAACTTCACAAGCTGTGTCAGATTCTGGAGATACAACTTTATCAGTTTCTGATGGTTCAACTGGTGCAACTCTTGCACATAGAGTCATAGAATTTACAGGATCTTTAACTGCATCTAGAAACGTAACAATACCTTTAGATGTACAACAACTTTATCTTTTAAAAAATGGAACTTCTGGTTCTCAAAACGTAGTATTTAAATATGTTACAGGATCAGGAACTAGTGCAACTATTTCAAATGGTAAAACTATTTTAGCTTATGCTAAAGCAGATGATGGCACTAATCCTAATATTGTTTCCGTTGAGTTTGGAGGCGATGTCGTAGATGACACAACTCCACAATTAGGTGGTAATTTAGACACTAATTCTTTTATGGTCGATTTTGATGATGATCATGGAATTAGAGACGAAAACGGTAACGAACAATTACAATTTCAAACAACAGCCTCTGCAGTCAACCATTTTGATATAACTAACGCTGCAACGGGCAATAGTCCTACTATTTCAGCTGTTGGTGGAGATACTAATATTGACCTTACTTTGGTGCCAAAAGGCTCAGGAGTTGGTAAATTAACTAATGCTAATGGCACTAGTTCAACACAAAAAATAACAACTGATGGAAAAGGTATTGTCTTTTCCATGGTTTTCGGATAGAAAACAAATAGGAGAAAAATATGGCTACACCAAATCTAGTTAATATAGCAACAATCACACCCAAAAACGCCATGGGTACTTTGGGCGATACTAACAGAACAACTATGATCGATGTTCCTGCAGACACTGCAGTTAGAATCGACACTATACTTTTAGCAAACGATGATGGGACAAACGCTGTTGATGCTACTGTAGAAATCAGTAACGATAACGGTTCAACTTACTTTAAAATTTTAAGTACAGTTTCCGTTCCAGCAGACTCAACTTTAAGCCTTATTGATACTCCGATTTATTTAGACGAAACTGATTTGATAGCTGTAACAGCAGGTGCAGCTAATGATTTAGATTATCACGTTTCGTATGTTGAATTAGTAGATTAATGGAGGACTTAAATGCCAAAAATAATTAAACCAGCGACAGGTGCATTCACACTAGCATCTTTAAGTATTGACTCTTCAGGTAGAGTTTTTTCTGCTTCATCTGGAACTGCAGGTGGTGGAAATATGGTTCCCACTTTTCAAGAGTATGGTCCAGGAACTGGAACATACACTGCAGGAAATAATGCTAACTTTGTTGGTGCCTATCTATTAGGTGCTGGAGGTGGTGGAAGAGCACCAAACAACAGACACGGCGGTCCTGGTGGTTATGGATATTTTACAGCTCCAATTAGTCCACCTTTTTCTGGACCATATACAATCGGCGAAGGTGGAAATAGTGGTATAAATTCAGGCAGTGGTGGAACTGCAACTAATTTAACAAATATAGGAACGTCAAACGGTGGCGGCGGAGGCCAACAAAATTCTATTGGAAACGTTGGTAATGCCCAAGCAGGACCTATAGGAACTTTAACAAATATGCAGTATCAATCTAACACAGGCGGTGACTATAACTACAGCACTGGACCTGGTTTTAATAATAGTACTTTTGGAATGGGTTTATTCCCATTACCTTACACTAAAGATCCATCTACAGGTAATGGAAATCCTAGAGTAGTTGATTCAGGTGTTCGTTTCATGGGTATGGGATCAACTAAAGGAAACCCACACGGTGGTTTCAACGGTAAAGGTCAAGCTGGAGCAATTTTAGTTTACGAAAATTCAGGAAGTTAATCATGGCAAAATGGGCAATTTGTATCGCAGACGCTAACAATCAAGGTGGAACGCTATGTAAAATAGTTGATGGTGGAGACGCAGAAAAATTAGCTATTATGGGTGGTAATGCTTTAGTAGCTTATAAGCACGTTGAAATAACAGACGCTGAGTTTGCAGGTTTACTAAGATCCACACATACTTTTGATTGGTATAACAACGACTCTTATCAAATTACAGAAGATGCTGATGACAGCAACTCAAATGAGGCTGGTAGAGAAACTAAAGAATTATTACAAGAATCAATTGATGGTGAAATAGAAATGATTACTGACTGGATACAATACAGACCAAATCACCCAGATAAATCAATTTGGGAATCGTATAAAACACTTTTACAAAATATAAACTTAGATGCTTTAAACTTAACTTTCCCTGAGTGCACTAAAACACCGGCACAATTAGTAGAAGATGCAGGTGGGACTCCTAGAAATCCCGCATTCGAGCTACCTAACCCTAGAACTTAACACTTTACTTATAAATAAAAATACGTATATTATCTTTCATGTTTAGAAAGCAAATAGAGTTTATATGTAATGAACAATATTCTTACACAGACTTGGAAAAACCTGAACCTATTAAACTACATATACCCGATTGGTATAAAAAATTAGATCATAATTTAAAAACAAGAACTATTAAAGGCTGTATGCCTTTTTTAGATACTTTAACCACAGGTTATGTTTTAAAAATGCCACAAGATTTATACGTAGAATTTAATGTAGACCAAACTCATCCAGAAACAGGTGAAATCATTAAAGATGAAAAAACAAATAAACCTAGAAAAGACATAAGATATTCTTATGGGATGAAAGGCTACCAAGATGTAATATCTGCAAAACATATAAATTTAAATTCTGACAATAGGCAACATCACGACACCTATCAATTAGAGGGTGCTAAAATGATTGAAAGAAATAAAAATTTTCCTTTTATGAAAATATTAAACCCTTGGTTGATAAAAACACCTCCTGGATATTCTTGTCTATTTGTACCACCATTAAATAATTGTGATGATAGGTTTGACATAATTCCCGGTATTGTGGACACTGACGTTTGGGATTTGGAGATTAATTTTCCATTTGTATTTAATGGCTATAAATATGAAACATTAGAAACTGTTATTAAAAGAGGAACACCTTATGTTCAGGTTATACCTTTTAAGAGAGATAATTGGGAGATGAAAATAAAAACACGAGATACAAAAACTGTATGGAAAAAAATATTAACATATAACGCTCAACTTTTAAGAGCATACAAAGAACGGTTTTGGAAGAAAAAATTATGGAGTTAAGAGATTATATTAAAGTTTATGACAATGTTTTACCAGCAATGGTAGTTGGAAATATGATAAGATGGTTTAATACTTGTAAATTTAATCCTGGGTTAGTTGGTGGAACCAGGCAGAATCCAGAGGGTGAACTACACGAGAACATAAGAAATGTTGAAACCAAACCATTAGTTAATTTTGGAAAAAGTTTGACAGAGGCTCATTGGTGCAACGTATTAAATAATATTTTTAGCAAAGCCATTGAACAATATAAAATGGATTTAAAAATAGCAGATCTGTCTACGGCAAGAATTACTACAATAGAGGCTTTAAAATACGAAGTAGGTGGACATTATGATTTTCATGTAGATCATTTTGCTACTCAACCTAGAACAATGAGTATGATATTATTATGTAATAATGACTATGAGGGTGGAGAACTTGGTTTTGCAAATCCAGACACAACAGGAGAGTTATTAGTTCCAGTTAGACCTAACAGACTAATAATATGGCCAAGTAATTTTTTATTTCCTCATGGTGTAAAACCAATAACAAAAGGTACAAGATATTCGGTGGTAGGATGGGCTCTTTAAAAAATAAAAAATATTGCATAGTTGAAAAATTCTTAACACAAGAAGAAACAAAACTTCTTACTGATTATTGTAGATTAAAACATAGGTTTAATTTTACTGAGTTCGCTGGTGTAGGCCAACAAAGTAAAACCATGGACTCTCATTTTTATGGGGATTACTTGATGGAGTCTTTAATGTTAAACAAAATTAATCTTATGCAAAAAGAAACAGGTCTTGAATTACTTCCAACTTATTCTTTTTGGAGAATGTATACTAAGTTTGCAGATTTACCAGCCCATAAAGATAGACCAGCTTGTGAATATAGTGTCACCGTTTGCATAGGTTCTTGTGGAACCCCTTGGCCTATCTACATGGATAAAAAATCTATAAATTTAAAACCAGGACAAGCTGTAATATATAAGGGTTGTGAGATAACACACTCTAGAAAAGAGTTTGAAGGAGATTGGCAGGCTCAGGTATTCTTACATTATGTTAATAAAAACGGACCCTATAAAGATCAGGTCAGAGATAAAAGACCTTTTTATGGAGCACCTGCAGTATGATATTTAGACAAAAAGAAGATGGATCTTGTGATATAGAGTTCTCTTGGAAAGAGAGATGGTCTTTATTTTTAAAGGGTAAAATAATATTTGATTCTGTTGGTTTAAAACACTTTTCAAATATGTTAGTTAAAATGGTCAGCGACTGGCATGAAAGATTTGATGATAAAACTAAACAAATACAGTCCTATGATTCATCAGAGTCGCCTAAAAAATAGGCTTTAAATCAAAAAAATTATACTATATAATCCTGTCGTCTAAATAGGATAACACAGCATGCTACAAAAAATAGGATTTGCACCTGGAATCAACAAACAAATTACAGCTACTACTGCTGAAGGGCAGTGGATAGATTGTGATAATGTTC